AAGAACGAAGGACTCCAAAAGGAGGTTCAAGACTTCCTCGCGGCCAATAAAAATAACCCCGCTGCTTTAAACGCCGAGGCTGCTCGTTATACCACCATGGGTAACGATGCTGTAGCCAAGGTGTTCTCGGATGCTGCTAAGGTTGCCGCTGCTCAGGTTGCCGCGGCGCAAGAAGGAAGGACAAGCAGAGGTCTTCAGGGTGGCTTGGCAGCAATACAAGCAGCGGCTACTAGAGGAGTTCCGCTTGCTGACTTAGGAGAGGCGCAGAAGTCTGTTATTGGTCTTGGTGGTACGCGAGAGCAGATTGCTAGTGCGTATAAAGCAGGCGTTCCTGAAGCTAAAGAGACTACTGCTCTTGACATCACAGAATCTACTATTCTTATTGACGGTGTGCCGACTAGAGTACAAACAGCGACTAATCCACTAACCGGAAAGATTGTCAGTCAGAATACTATTGGAGAAGCTGAAGTCAGCGGAAAAAAGGGAGAAAGTAAAAAAGGCTTGAGGGGTTTGTTTGCAGACGCTGGACTTGAAGTTGACTTGGATACTGTTGAAGGTCTCCGGGCTGCGCGTAACGTCGCTCTTACCGATTTAGGTAACGCTTCACTTGCTGGCAAGATAGACGACATTCTGGTTAGAAAGCTTCCTATGAATGCTGCTGACTCTGTAGAGATGGTACGTAAATCTGATCCTGCCTTTGCAATTAACGAAGAGCTTGTTGAGAAAGCAGGACGCTTTAAAGTTCTTAGTGAGCTAGGAACTGATGATGTAGCCGGTGTTGCAGCTTTGATTGAAAGAACTGTTACGTCAACAACAGAAAATGATCTACGTGCTGTTGCAGAACTGGACAGGTTTAGAGGGTCTAAAGACATTAAACAAGCAATTGTAGACTGGGGTACTATGCTTGCCTCGGGTAAGTTATCTGAAGACACCTTGCTTGAGTACACTAAGATTATGACAGGGCTTGAGAAGCTAGCTAAAAACAGGATAAGCGACAGCATTGATAATTTGGCAGTTGCGGCAGTCACAGAGAAAGAGCAGGAAGCTATAGAAACTGCCCGTAAGTACTTTGGCCTTTCTGACGACGTGGAGTTATTAAACTAATGGCAGATAAAAAAACCTCAAGAGTAGACGTAGGCGACGGCAATGTTTTAACTTTTGCACATCCCGCTGACTGGTCTGAGTCGAAGATTAAAGCTTACGCTAGGCTAAACAGAAGCAAGGCTACGTCTACAAAATCTACCGACACGCCTACAGACAACAAGGCAGACGCTGACGAGATTACTGCTTTAGATATGGCAAAGCTTGGGTTGTCTAGGTTTGCTGTTCAGTTTGTCCCTGATGTTTTTCTATACAGCCGCGATGAAACAAATGCGGCTCTAGAAAAAGCAATCATGGAAGGTCAAGCGGAGAACGCAGGGGTTGTTTCAGAGAGAAAGGCAAGGCAGATTGCAGGAGTACCTCAGGACGCAGAACTTGGTCTTGGTCAAGAAATTATAGCAGGTCTTTCTGATCCTCTTACGCTGGCAGGTACACCTATAAGAGCAGGCTTAACTAAGTTCCTATCAGGAGCTATCCCAGCCGCTACGTCTACTGTAGCAGGAACAACCGCAGGTGTTGTTGCTCCACAGGTAGTTAAAGAGTTGGGCGGCGGTCAGCTTGCTCAGGAAATGGCAGGCGCTGTTGCTGGAGGAACTGTGGGACTTGCTGCTGGCGCTGGCGTTGCTCCGGTTGTCTCTACAGCAGCTCGTGTAGGCTCTGAAGGATTTAAAAAGTTAACAAACGCTCCTGAAGCTCTTGCGTCAAGTCAAGTCAGGTCTGAGTTAAATGCAATTAAAAGAGCCACAAAGCCTGAAGAGGTTGCTAACTCAATTAATGAACTAGCCAAGCTTAAAGAAGAGATACCTGATCTAGAGCTTGGCGGTATCTTAGCGACAATGTTAGATAACGCTCCTGCGCGTAACTGGATAAAGAAGACTTCAGCGCAGAACAAGGTGTTTCAAAAAGAAGTTAATGATCTAGTTCAGCGCGAGACAGAAAAGCTTGCAGACAGGTTCGACGCTGTTGCTGGCATTGACCCTGCTGCGCCAGTGACTAGACAGGAAATTGAAGTTGTGTTTAAGAAAGAGTTTGATAGGCAGGAAACAATCTCACGAGATAGGATTGACAGACAGAAAGAAAACATTGATAAGGTGTTATCGGGTTTGACTACTAGACTTACTGGTACAAAGGATGCTATTGATGTAGGCAGAACTGCAAACAAACTTCTTGATAGAAAAGAAGCCATGATCAGAAAAGAGGCTGACAAACTTTATGACGTTTCAAACAAGCGCGGCAAAAGTGTAAGGCTTACTGATAAGCAGGTGTTTGATGTTTGGAATAACTTCCGCAATGTACGCTTGCAAGATGTGTTTGGGCCTCAAAGCAAGGTAGGACAGCAACTTGAGAAGCACTGGAAACCTACAGAGGTGGAAGACGTAGACGGTAACATGATGTTTGAGATGCCTAAAGTAACTGGCTCTGATCTTATCTCTTTAAAGAAAGCTGTTAACAGTGAGATAACTAAACTGTCTAAGCGTAACTTGCGCGATGATATGCAGGCTAGTCAAACTCTTAACAAGCTATACCAGACTAAACAGATAATACAGCAAACGATGGTAGACAAGGCGCAAACTGCACCGGCGTTTATTAAAAGCTTGCTTGATGCTGATGCGTTTTACTACAAAGAGCTTGGACTTCCTATGAGAGCGGAGGGCATGCGGGACTTTACTGCAAAGCGTTTTGATCAGGGCGCTGCTGACGCGCTGATGAACTACCAACAGGCTGAAGACTACGTTAGGTTTGTTGGTAAAGGTGGAGAAGCTGTGGTACGTCACGCTATAAGACTTAAAGCAGAGAAGGCTGGTGTGATCGGCGCAGACGGTAACATAAACCAGCGTCAGCTTGATACGTTTATTAGGCGCAATCAAAGATTGATACAGCGTTTTGGAATGGCTGAAGAGTTTGCAGACACGTCAGGTAAACTCAGAACTATAAGAAATACAGAGGCGCGGCACAACCAAGCCTTTAAAGAGCAGAGTACAAAGAACGCTCAGGGTTTCTTTAAAACAATATCCAACATGAATCTTTCTAAAGCGGTTGCAGAGATGCAGTCTAACCCCGCCAAGCGTAAAAGTTATTTAGAAGAAATAAACAAGCTAAACGAAACCGAAAAAGCCTCTGTGTTGTCAGGCATACGGCAAGAGTTTTTGATGGGGTCTTACGGAAAGTCAGATTCAATGGCAGAAATTGTAAAAAGAAACTCTGAATTTGTTGATGATGTGTTTGGCGCAGGCTACGCACAAAACATACAAAGACTGGCAGCAATCAGCGACAAGCTAAAGAAGATAGATTCTGTGCTGCTTGATAGTATGTCAGGTTCTCCTGTTATGGACACGGTGCAGGAGTCAATCGGTGTTAGCATTCCAGAGCTTGCGGGTACGTTTAGAAACCAGATACTGTCTCCGCAACGTAAAGTTATTAACACCGTGGCGCGGTCAGCGGTCACAAAAGGAAAGGATAAGTTTTACAGCAAGTCAGCAGAAGTGTTACTTGATCCTGACGTTGTTGCAGAGCTTGCTAATCCCCCTACAAGCGAATTTGCTAAGGCCGTAAAGGGATCTAAAGAGGCCGCTATTAAGATAGGGCAGTATTACGTAGAGGCGTTACAAGGATCGTTAAGTCTTTCTACTATTAAGGCGTTCACGGCTGCGACTGATGTAACAACGCCAGCGCAACAAGAAGAACTAGCAAGGGGAGCCGAAGCTCCCCAGTAGTGAACGTTACAGTTCGCAGTTGTTACCAGTACAAGCCAGTTGCTGTGATCCTTCGGTCATGTCGCTGGCTTCTTCTATGTCCCAACTAAAGTCTTTCGGAAAGTCTTTGCATAACTTGTTATACGTAGCCTTGTCGATAGCTTCATAGGGTGCTTGCTGGTACGTGTGGTCACTGTACGGTAAGAAACTGATACCACTGATCTTATCGAACTTGTTATATAACCATTGTCCTACCTCTAAGAACTCGTCGTCGCGGTAGTAGCAGGTCATTGACGGCTTGTGCTCACACCAGTAGTCCTGATAGATTTCCCACAGCTCTAGCTGTTCCATAGCGCCCATGTCTGACGCCAGCACAGCGCAGTCAGGAGCCTCCATAGGGAAACTAAACACCTTAGTGTTGGGTGACATAACATCATTCTCTACAGGTACACCAGCAGCCTCTAACACAGCGCACAACGGATCGTCTGCTGAACCTCGAACGCGCCTTATGTAGTGTCGTGAGAATCGCGGGTGAATGCCTGAAGCAGAATCCACAAGCTGACTAACAGTACCAGAGGGCTTAACAGCAGTAATAGCAGTAGAAGCATTAATGCCAAGTCTGTCAGCATGAGCTTTGTTCGTAGCCACAGCCTCCTCGCGTAACGCCTTAAGCCACTTCTTAAGTTTGTCACTGTCTTCCCTCCCGGATAGTACAGGGTGATCCATGATGCCTGTTAATGACACACCCAGTAACGCCTCCTCTTTTGTGTTAGTCTCCCATATCTTACGTAAGTACCTGAAGTTCGTTAGCGTAGCCTGTAGAGTTCCAAGGACAGTTGCGACACGTACCTTTCGTTTGAGGTCTGATAACGTATCGGCTGGCCTGACAACAACTTCTGATAAATTACAGAACTGGTAGGGCCGCAAGATAATTTCTGAACATGGATTAGTTCCAAAATCATAGGTAGCATCTCGTCGCTCGTTCTTTGCAGCTTGCTTTTGACTTGCGACTCTAGAGAACATACCTCGTTCACCTGACCTTGACTCATATAAACTTGTCCACTCGTTTAGGAACGCCTCAAAGTCAGGCTTCTCTGTATAACACGCTGAGTTGTTAGCAAGGCCACGTTGGGGATTATCTATCCACCACTGTCCTGACTTGGCTCGTCTGATTCTGTCGTCTGTAAGGTTACTGAGACCGATAAGGGCACTTCTTCGGACCCCGCCCACGACAACGATCTGTGCAATCTTACAGCATACATCGTGGCATTCGACACTACTGAGCTTGCGTCCAGCAGCGGCCCTAAAGATGTCAACGGTGAACCGGAACAAATCTTCAAGAGGCTCTGGCCCAGACGCTCTACCTCCGAATGTTTTGAGGGGTGCACCCGAAGGCCGTACTCCAGAAACGTCCCACTTTGGAACTTGACCACTATAGAGCATAGCGATGAGTTCCCTGTAAGCTTTAGCCCAGCCAATTTTTGAATCTGATACGTGTATGACACTGTCGGTTTCATGGAAGTCCTCTGCTACCTCTGGTAACTTCTGTATGTACTGTCGCTCTACTGAGAATCCTGCTCCTGTGCCACACATAAGGACATACATCATCTCATCAAATGCTTTGGGGTGATCTATGGGCATGTAAGAACAGTTGAACCCTGCTACGTTGTCACGATCTAGCGCGTCACCTGCTGTCATCAACGCCCTCATAGAAGGCATCACCTCTAGATTCTCAATAGCCTTACGCGCCTCCTTAGCGTCAGCCTCTGGTAGCTTGTCACCCCAGTAGTCAACGTACCTGCCCACTGTTTCTTCCCAAGTCTCACGGCGTTGCTTCTCTGGTATGTAACGTGCGTACCGTGACTTGTGTATGTACTGTTGATATGCGTCCATCTATTCTTCTCCTCCGTACCCTAAAGTCTCTAACATAATTGATTGTGCTCCCATCGTTAACAGCATGTGTGCTGAGTCAGGGTAGCTATCGTTGCTGACAACTTGCATTACCTTGCTGTCACTAAAGATAACGATAGCTGTCTTAACGTCTATGCCTCCCTCTTCCATCTCATCTACTGCGTCAGCTAACGACTGAAACAAATCAGACGCCTTGACAGCCTCTTTGGTTTTGCCGAACTCACCTTGTACTACCTTCATAAGAACTCCGCTGTCAGCCACGCAATGTTAAAAACCAGAAGTACAATTAAGAATGTGTAGTAGACTGCTTGCTCCTTCTCATATTTGTTCATAAGTTTGCCTCAATCAGTCTCTCAAGATACCACTTAGCCTTACGAAGATCCTCCACTGGCTTGCCTTTGTAGTCGTAGCGCCACGCATACTTCATCATGTTACCCTTAAGATAGCCTTTAAATTCTTCAGGTGACATGGACGCCCTGATGCCTTCGATAGCCTCTATCGCTCCTGTGTTGTAGTGTGCTGGGTTCTCAACAGGACACACAGGTTCTGGAACAACGTCTGATGGGTGGTACAACTTAGCTGCTACTGTGTCCCATTCTTTAGGTGACGCTGAATCAATTGAGTCACCGAAAGGTGTGTTACGTTTGCTCTTAGTTGTCATCTACTTCGTCCTCCAATCCGTTAAACTTATCTATGTTTTTGTATATCTTATCTTGAAAGTTAGCGACAAGATCGTAAGAGTTTATTTCTAGAACTTCAAGCAGTGTTATCTCATCTATGTGATCTGCTATGAGTTCAAGCATCTCGTCAAACGTCCGTGCCATACCGCCTCCGTAGGTACGTCATGCTGATAGGCATCTCGTCAAACGCACCGTTGTCTACTTCATTGAACATCCACAGCCCAGCCCAGCTACCGTTAGTTTGTGGGTTAAGGTACTCTTCATCGTGTTGGTAAAAGATACCACCGAACAGGGCAGTCATACGTTTACCTGATGCGTCGCGATCAAAAGCGATGTCCCTGTCTTGAACGTGACCCATCACACAACTCATGTGCTTCTTCTGTAGCAGTAGCTTCGCTGACGAAACTGGTCTGCCCATCACACCGCTGGTGAAGTAGTGACAGTATGCTACACCGTCAATGACAACTGGCTTGAGGTAGGGATGTACTTCCCAGCCCTTCAGCGCCAAGTCATCGTAGCTCATCAGCCCTTCAAGCTTGGCATCGTTCTCTACTGCACGTTCGATGCGCTGCTCGTGGTTGCCCATCGTAAAGACTAGGCGTGGCTTCCATACTGTCTTCTTGTTACTGCGCAATCGTTTTTGCTCTGCCTTGATAACGTCCATGAACGCAGCCATAGCTGTGTTACCTGCCTGTACATCCTCAGAGTAGCGCCGACCCTCAAAGGACTTCTTACCTACGTCGTAACTGGAAAGGCTTGGCATATCCCAATGATCACCAAG